GTTTAGGCCATATATCCCCAAAGGAAAGCGAACTGGCGACAACTGGCGCGAACCAGCCAGGGCCTGCTGGGATTGGTCGGACTCAGCCCAGATTGGAAACGGCTCGAAAAGGGTTTTCTTCCTACGCAATTTTGGTTGCTGAGTTTGCTAGTAAGTACATGAAGGTTGAGCTCATGGATTGGCAGCTCTACGCCATTGATGGTGTTTTTGAGGTTGAGCCTGATACCGGTGATCTAATCAATCGTGCAGCGCTTATTTCTGTTGCGCGTCAGAACGGTAAAACGGTTTTAGGTCAGGCCTGTATTGGGGCGTGGCTTACTTCCATTGCTAAGTTGCGTGGCAAGCCACAGACTGTGGTGAACTCAGCGCATGAGTTGTCTCTTGCTGTTCGCCAGTTTGAGGTAGTGGCTCCGATTTTGCAGGAGTATTTTGGGGCGACACTAAAGCGTGCGTATGGCCGTAACACTTGCGACATGCCCGATGGGTCACGCTGGCTTGTCAAGGCTGCAACACCATCGGCTGGTATGGGCCTTTCTGCAGATTTTATTTGGGTGGACGAGGTCTACGCAGTTGAGGACAATGTGCTAGCTCACAGCCTCAGACCAACGATGAAGGCACGCAACATGCGCACAGCTGGTGGTTCACCAATCATGTTGATGACTTCGACTGCCGGTACTGAGGCCTCGGTTGCGATGTTGCGCTACCGAGAACAAGGCTTACAGCTCATTGATGATAAGCGCCAGGGGCAGTTTTACTTTGCTGAGTGGTCGCCACCCCCAGGTGTTGATGTTATGGATACACGCTGGTGGGGCTGGGCTAACCCAGCGCTCGGTGTCACACTTGAGTTAGAGTCCTTACTCGCTGATGCTGAGCACCCAGACCGATCTAGTTTCTTGCGTGGCTCTCTTAACCAGTTTGTCAATGCCGATGCATGCTGGTTGCAACCTGGCGAATGGGAGCAGTGCCTTTCTGATATCCCTGGGCCTGAGGGTGGCTGGATAGCCGTGGACACCAGCATCGATGGCTCTCGCTATTCGGCTGTTCGCGCTGCTGTTGATGATGTAGGCGTTGCCCACATCACAGTTGAGTTTGTAGTTGGCTCTCTACCTGAGATGCAACAGGCTCTGCTAAAGGCCTGTGAAAATCCCTCGATTATGTTGGCTGTTACACCACCATTAGAAAACCATGTGCCACTGTCTTTAGAGAGGCGTAAAAAAGTTGTTGGCTACGGCGAACTGATGCGCTACACATCACTGGTCAAGGGCATGATCAACGATGGCAGACTCGTGCACCAGGGGCAACAAAACCTTGCTGAACAAATGAACAGGGCAGTAGCAGTTACTCAGCAAAACTCACTTGTGATTAGCAGTAAGCGTTCACCTGGCCCTGTCGAGCTGGCACGCCTCACCATATTTGCAGCTGCACTTGCCTCTCGACCAAAACAAGGTGGTAAGCCAATGCTGGTAGTTGTAAATCGCTAAGATTACCGATGGCGCTGTCCTGGTCTTTCTGTCGGGAATTGGTCAGGGCAGTGCCACCCCCCACTAAGAAAATGTGAGATAATCCCATCATGGCGCTATTCAACCGAGTAAATAAAGCAGCAATCTCACCTGCACCGGTAAAGGCTGCAGCCTCTGGTGGCTACTCGCCTAACTCTGCAGGCGTGAATCTGATCGGCCAGTACTACACCTACATTGAAGGCCCAGCACGCAACAGGGCTATGAGCGTGGCGACCATTTCACGCGCACGCGATCTTATGGCCTCGGTCATCTCTTGTATGCCTCTGAAGATGTATAACGAAATGTGGAACGGTGATGAGATGGAGCAAGTAAACATTGCGCCTCGCACTTGGCTTCGCCAACCTGACCCGAGCGTGACCTACCCATTCTTGATGGCGTGGACATTTGACGATTTGTTTTTTTATGGCCGTGCCTTTTGGTACATCACAGCACGCACCCAAGACGGATACCCGACAGCGTTCACACGCTTACCGGCAGGCTCTGTCACCACACAAGATCAGGCAGGGCCAGTGTGGTTTGCCCCATCTAAAGAGGTTTACTTTCAAGGCAACATGATTGACCCTAAAGACCTAGTGCAATTCCTGAGCCCCATTCAAGGCATTGTTTACATGTCTGAGCAGACCGTAGCCACAGCAATCAAACTTGAAGCTGCACGCTATCGCAATGCAGAAAGTTCAATACCTGCTGGCGTTTTGAAGCAAACAGGTGGTGAGCCTTTGAGCGCCACCGAGCTTGCTGATCTAGCGTCAGCGTTCAACGCTGCACGCGCCACCAATCAGACAGCTGCATTGAACGAGTTTTTGAGCTACACCGAGACAACAGCGACCCCCGACAAAATGCTTCTAATCGATGCAGCCAACTACCAAGCCCTTGAATGTGCACGCCTCACAAATGTGCCCCCCTATTTGGTAGGCGTAAGCACAGGTTCTTACTCGTACCAGTCCTCAGAGCAAGCTCGAGCAGACCTTTACATCTTTGGTGTCAAGGCCTACGCCGATTGCATTGCAGCAACATTGAGCCAAAACAATGTTTTGCCTCGTGGAACTTATGTAAAGTTTGATGCAGATGAGTACCTCGTTGAGAATTACGCAGCCGATAAAATGGACAGCCCCGACATGCCCCAAGAAAACACACAAGAGGAATTAGCATGATCAGGTTCAACGCCACAGCAATAAGCATCGATGCAGCAGCAGCCGATGGCACCCCGAGCAGAACCATCACCGGTATTGCTGCCCCATATAACGAAATTGCGCGAGTAAGTGATGGCACTGAAATTATGCTGTCGCCTGGTTCTTTACCTGTAGATGGCCCTAACCCAAAGCTGTTTGTAGGCCATTCGGCTGACAAGGTAATTGGCACAGTCATTGCTCGTGAGGACACCCCCGAGGGCATGTTGTTCCAGGCCAAAGTGGCTAAGACGGTGCTCGGCGAGGAATCGCTACAGCTCGCTTTAGAGAATGTCTATGATCAGGTAAGTGTTGGAATTACGCCTTTAGAGTTCAGCTACAACGAAGCTGGAGTCATGCTGATTGAAAAAGCAGCCTGGACAGAATTATCGCTAGTTTCACACGGCGCATTTGGCGCTAGTGCTAGCATCACAGATGTAGCAGCGAGTATCCCCACATCAAATGGGGAAATAAGCGATAATACAAAAGAGGAAGCCGACACTCCTGAACCCCTAGAGCCACAGGAGAACCCAGTGTCAGACACCCCAGCCCCAGAAGTAATCGAAGCATCTACAGTTTTTGCTCAGCCAAAGCGCAATTTTGTTATGCCAACCCCAGCCGAATACCTTGCAGCAATGCACGCAGGTGGGGACGCTTTCCACAATGTGAACGCTGCATACAAGGACGCAGTACGCAATCAGCAGACAGCGCTCCAAGCAGCTGCAGGAGATGTACTTACTACCGATACGCCTGGTCTTTTGCCAGTGCCGGTACTTGGGCCATTGTTCCAAGACCTCAACTTTGTACGCCCAGTGGTATCGGCTTTTGGTGCACGCGCCATGCCAAACACACCAAGCAAGACTTTCATTCGCCCAACGATTACTACGCACACAAGCGCAGCAACACAGACTGAAGGCTCTGCAGCATCAGCTACCACAATGGTTATTGCTTCCAACACTGTTACAAAGGCAACCGTTGCTGGCCAAGTCACATTGTCAGTACAAGACATTGATTTCACTGATCCTGCAGCATTGAACCTTGTGCTCAATGACCTTGCCGGTGAGTACCTCATCGCAACAGACAACATTGCAGCTGACGCACTTGTTGCTGGTAAAACAGCATCAGGCTCTACCTGGACAGTAACGGCAGCAGACCCAACCACATTGATTAGCGCACTGTATGACGCAGCACGCGAAATTGCTGAGGACAGCAACTACTTCCCAACTCACTTGTGCGTGTCACCAGATGTATGGGAATTGCTTGGCCGTCAAACCGATGCAGACAAGCGCCCATTGTTTGGTTACAACGCCAACGGCATGATGACCACCAACTCAATTGGCAATGTTTCAGGCATGCAATACACCAGCATGAATGTGCTCGGCCTCACTGTTGTAGTTGATAACAACTTTGCATCAGGCACCATGCTTGTTGTGTACGCGCCAGGCTTCGAGGTTTACGAACAACAGCGTGGCCTCATGTCAGTAGAAGTACCAAGCACATTGGGACGCACATTCTCCTACTACGGCTACTTTGCTACTTTTGTGGCTAAGTCGAGCTTTATTCAGGGCATCGTAGTCGCCTAACCCGAAAGGCGATAGCCAATCATGGCTACATACACAGTTACATTCCATCAGCGTTTAGATAACTACGCTGTAGTGCAAACACTTGAGGCAACCGACATTGCCATTGGTGAAAGCATCACGCTTACTGGTTTAGGGCACGGCCTCAACGGCACACACACTGTTTACGCAATCCCTCAGTATCTGTACACAGGTACAGACTCTGAAGGTGATCTGCTACTCAACCCTGATGTGCCGATACCTAACCAAGTTATGTTTTACGATGCCGATGGTGATCTGAAACGCTCTGCAGCAATACCAACTGGCACCCTGACCTATACGCAAACATGCACCTGGGTGACCAGCGCACAGGTTCAGCTGTGGCTCGGCCTTACTAGCCCTAGTGCCGATGAGACAACCTTTCTTGCACAGTGCGTTTCTGCCGGTAACCAGGTCGCCTATCGGCGTAGGCAAGAGGCAGGCTATTTTGACAGCTTGAGCACCAGCCCATCGGGAGATTGCACGCTCGGGACAATAATGCTATGTGGCGCTTATTTTAGGCAGCGTGGCAGCATCGACCAGTTTGCAAGCTTTGACGCTATGGGTCAAGCAATCACCACCAATGCGTTCACACCAATGGTGAAACAGTTGCTAGGTATCGATAGGCCTGCTGTTGCGTAATGGCTTACACAGACCTGTTCAATGAGGCTATAGACGACCTAGCCACCACCCTTGCCACGATTAGTGGCTTGCGAGTAGTGACAGACCCTCGCAATCTCAACAGCAACTGCTGTTTTATCGATGCACCTACCTTTCAAGCTTTCAATAACAAAATCGTCACTATGACTTTTCCTGTGCGCGTCATCGGCATAGGCCCAGGCAACCTAGATACCCTCAGGCCATTGCTTGCAATCGCAGCTGCACTACTTGACAAGAATGTTGCAGTGACCGATGGCAGGCCAGGGCTTGCCAGTATCGGTGGGCAAGAGTTCCCTGCCTACGATCTACAAATATCCCTGCAGGCTGCATACCTATAATGCTCACCTGCCCTAGTAAAATCTGACATAATAAAAGCATCACTGGTGGCCGACAACACCTAACACCAAAGGACTGAAAATGGCCACCAGCACTACCACCTATCTCACAAACCCAACAGTGACAATTACGCCTGCCACATCTGGCACACTGTTTGACGCAACCTCGGTAACTTCATCGGCCTCAATTTCGGTGGGCTATGACAGTTTAGAGAGCACTAGCTTTGGAGATGTTGCCCATTATTTCGTGAAGGGGCTCCAACAGTGCGAAGTTACATTGACCTGCTACGCCTACTACGGTTCAACCTCAGTTGAGGCCACCCTTTTTGCTGCTCTCGGCACAGGTACCTCAACAATCGTTATTTCACCTGCAGGTGCTACCGAGTCAGCGTCTAACCCTGAGTACACCATCACAAACACCATGCTCGCATCGTTCACGCCAATCACAGGCTCCTACGGTGAGCTCTCAATGTTTGAGGTTACTTTCACCGGTGGCTCATTCGCACGCGACATTACAACGCCATAAACCCTAAATAGAAAGCAGACCCGACATGCAACTGACCATGCTCGTAAACATCGGCTCGGGTGACTACACAGTCACTACGAACCTCTACACAATCGTTATGTGGGAGCGCAAATACAAGCGCAAAATTAGCCAGATACAAGATGGTGGCCTCGGTATTGAGGACTTGGCATACATGGCTCATGAGGCAAGCAAACAGCAAGGTGCAGTGACTGTGCCTCTAATGCTTGATGACTTTATAAAGCAGCTAGTCAATCTTGAGGTGATCGAGCAACCAGATGCAAACCCTACCGAGGTGGCACCTACCGACATTCCCTAGCAACACTGCTAGTCGAGTGTGGCTGGTGGCCACCACAAATAGAGTTTGATGTACCCGACCTGAACACCTGCATTAGTATTATCAATGAGCAGAGGAAAAAGGCCAAATGAGCGTTACAGGTAGCATCGAGATTTACGGCCTGAAGGCAGCGTTGGCTGAACTGCAAAAGGTAGATAGCAAAACCAAGTTCAAAGCTGTAAACCAGATCAAGGCTAGTGGTGCCGAAATGGTTAGTCGCGTGGCACAGCGTTACCCAAACAGGCCACCCTTGTCAGGTATGCGCCCACGCAAAACAGGCAATGGCCGTTTGGTTTATGACCCTGTCAAAGTGCGTAAGGGTGTAACCATTCAGGTTGGTGGCCGTATTCAGCGTGGCTCATATCCTTTAGTAACAATTATTCAGAAAGATGCTGCCGGTGCAATCTTTGACATGGCAGGCCTGCGTGGCGATGATGGCCAATTCTCTGAGTACCTCACCACGGCTTACGGCCCTGCCCAGCGTGGCATGTGGCGTGATATTGAATACATTCATGGGCAAGCCACCAAAGACATTTTGCAGGCCATTGAGCAAGTGCTCAACCAGGTGAACAGGACACTTGGATAATGGCTGTTTACATTCCCATTGTTTCCGAGTTCAACTCTAAAGGCATTGACAAAGCCATCAAGGAGTTCAACAGCCTTGAGACCGTAGGCGCTAAAGCAAACTTTGCACTCAAGAAAGCAGCGTTACCTGCAGCTGCAGCTGTGGCTGGTTTAGCTGTTGCCCTCGGTGACGCTACAAAGGCAGCCATAGAGGACGATGCAGCACAGCAAGAATTAGCGCGTCAGCTTACGGCAACCACAGGTGCTAACGCTGCACAAATTGCCAGTGTTGAGGATTGGGTGTCTGCACAAGGCAAATTATTAGGCATCACGGACGATGAATTACGCCCTGCTTTTGCTGGCCTAGTTAGAGCTACAGGTTCAATTACTGATGCACAAAAATTAGCAACGGCTGCTATGGACATTGCAGCGCAAAAAGGCGTGCCATTGGCGACAGTTACAAAAACCTTAGAGAAGGCTTACGGTGGAAACCTCAAAGCCCTAGCCAAGTTGGCACCCGAGTACCGACAAATGATCGAGGACGGTGCATCATTTGAAGATGTCATGTATGCCATAGGCACAGCCACAGGTGGTGCAGCAACGACAGCTGCAAACACTGCCCAGGGGCAATTCAAGCGCCTAAGCATCAGCCTGCAAGAAACCAAAGAGTCAATAGGCGCTGCACTTATGCCAGCAATCCAGGCTGTACTGCCGGTGCTTTCTAGCCTGGCTAATTTTGCAGCTGAGAACAGCACAGCCTTTTTGGCAGTGGCTGGTGTCATCGGCACGCTTGCTGGCATTATTCTTGCCTATAACGCCTACCTAAAACTGCAGGCTGCATACACAGTTGCAGCGACAGTGGCTACTGCAGCGTTCAACTTTGTGATGGCCATGAACCCAATCGCACTTGTAGTTATTGCTGTGGTTGCGCTTATTGCTGGCCTGGTGCTGGCCTACAAAAAGTTTGAGAGCTTTCGCAACATTGTGGACAGCGTTTTCAGTGTTATACAAACAGTTGTATCGGTCAGTATCGGTGTAATCAAAGGCTATTTTGAAACGCTCTACGGCTTTTACAAAGGCATTTTCAACGGCATCGCAAGCCTTTGGAATAACACCATCGGCAAACTTTCGTTCAAGGTTCCTAGCTGGGTGCCTGGCCTCGGTGGCAAGGGCTTCGATGTTCCTAACATTCCAATGCTGGCAGACGGTGGCATTGTCACTAGCGCGACCCTAGCCATGATTGGTGAGAAAGGCCCCGAGGCTGTCATTCCATTAGATCGCATGGGCCAGATGGGTGGCAACAATGTGACTATCAATGTGAACGGTGGCGACCCTAACGCAGTGGTGGCAGCGTTGCGTACCTACATGAGGCAAAACGGCTCTGTGCCTATCAAAACAAACAACGCTTTCTAATGCCTAAGAATTACATCGTTGAATACTCAACCACAGCCAACACTGGCACATGGGTAGAGCTGGATAATGTGCAGGACATTTCGTTCAGCATTGGCAGGCAATTTATGCTTGACCAGTACAGCGCCTCTACAGGTTCACTAACCGTTCGTTATCCAACTGGCTATGCCACACCTAACACAGCAATGGTGCCCGATACTTATGTGCGTATTTGGGGCCCGAACACCACAGATGGCAACTATGCGATGTATCACGGGATCATCAAAGATGTGAGCGTCACCTATGGCATCCCTTATGCAGGTGGTGTTGGCAACGCTGACTATCTGAATGTGACCCTTGAGGGTGGTTTTGCTCAGGCTTCTCGAATGTCAGGTCAGAACTATGCAATGGCTGCAGGTGATTTTTATACGCAATGCAACACGGCTAGCACTCAAACAGGCTTGTCTATTGGCATTAGCGCTACTACGCCACAGATGGCTGCTTCAACGGTGTCGGGCACTTGGGGCGACTGGATAAATGCTTCACTGGTGACTATCAATGGCAGAATGTCTGATTGCACTGGATACAGCTCCATAAATCTAAGTGGGCCTTACAACGCTCGTACCTGCACAGTGAACTTTTCCGATGTGGCTAATAACGCCACTAACCAGGTGTATGACCAGGCAGATTTTGGTGCATTGTCAGACAACTTTTATACGCAGGTAACTGTTGATCCTGCCGACTATGCAGGTCAGACCGTTACTAATGTGGGCGCTACTGTTCCGTATCGCACCTACACGGTGAACACGTTGTCTGCTTCTGCCGGTCAAGCTCTCGACCAAGCCAACTTTTTGTTGAGTCAGTACGGCACACAAAAGTTTGCTTTGACCAGTGTTTCTTGTTTGGCTGAGGCTCAAAGTTCTTTCCAAATGGATTACATGGGGCTTACAACTTTTGGTTTTATGATTGGCGCGAGGGTTTCGGTCACTTTCCGTGGCACGGTGTACTACTCAATTATTGAGGGTGTCAGGGTGACTGCAACTCCTGAGTCAAGCCGTTACACCTTTTACCTGTCGGGCGCTGACCTAAACAACTACCTCATTCTCAATGACACGGTGTTTGGCAGGCTCGATTACAACAAGTTAGGATACTAAACATGGCTATAAAGACTTTTACGACTGGTGAGGTGCTCACAGCGAGCGACACCAACACCTACCTAGCCAACTCTGGGCTGGTGTATGTCACTACTGCAAGTGCAACTTCAGGCACAGTTTTGGCTGTCGATAATTGTTTTACTTCAACTTACGATGCGTACCGTATTGTAATTACTAGATGTTCTTTGACTGCTGGTCTGACTGGTTGTTACATGCAAATGAGGGCAGGTGGCACAAATACTACAACTAATTATTACAACATTCGTATTGGCTACGATTATGCAACTGCTGCTGCGTCCACAAGCGCAACGAACAATGGGGCACAATTTGAACTAGCCCTGATTACCGATACCACAAGTTCTGCTTGTGTTATTGACATTTACAACCCACAAAAAGCATTGAAAACTCAATACAACTGTCTTGGCGCAGATAGCAGAACCACAACCGGTGGTGCTTTTTCATCGGGTGGAATGTTGAACAACACCACTGCATACGACGGTTTTTCTTTTACTGCAGGTGGACAGACTTTTAGCAATGTATCTATCACTGTGTATGGATACCGAAAGGCATAACCATGACAAAACCAACAGGAACATTTCACGATGCCCTCACAGGCGAAACCATAGAAAGAGAACTAACCGATGAAGAAATCGCTGCTCTGCCTCAGCCTTCTGACTTTGCTGATTTTGACTAGTTGCTCAGACCGTACAAGAGTGAACTGCGAACGCATCAAAAACAAAGCACCCGAAACCATCGGAACACAAACACAAATAGGAGGAGGACGCTGTGCCTAAAGAAAGAATGACAAACGAAGAAATCAAAGCACGCATCATTCTGTTTGTTGCAGCTGGACTCACGCTCTCATTTGTGATGGCCATTGCATCACTGATCTACGGCTTGCTGTTCGTCACTCAACCACTCGACCAAGCACCCAACGATGCTGAAGCATGGGCAGTGCTTTCACCAATGCTCATGACCCTCGCCGGTGGCCTCATCGGTGTACTCGCAGGCAACGGCCTCAAAGACAAACCAAAAGACCCACCAACACCATGACACGCAAATACCCCTACTATCCAGTGACCGAACCAGGCAAAGGCAAACTGCCAGGCACTGAAAAGTTCATGGATCTATGCAAACGGCGCTACCCATCATTTACCAATCTGGGCACCTGGGTGGTGCGCAACATGCGAGGCAAAAAAACCTTGAGTGTGCACAGCCTCGGCGTAGCTGGCGATGTTGGGTATCCACCGACACGCGCAGGTCGTGCAGACGCTAAAGAGCTGTGGAATTGGCTCATCGAACATTCCGAGGCAATCGGTTTAGTCGAGCTGCATGATTACAAATACGGCGAGTTTGGCCGTGGCTATCGCTGTTCCAGGGGCGAAGGCACCAAAGGCGTAAAGGTCTATGCCAACGCTGAGGAAAGCGCCGGTACAGGTGGGTGCTGGTTGCACTTTGAGCTTGAGATGGACATGGCCACAGACGCTAAAGCCCTCGAGGCAGCCTGGCGAGCCTTGCCAAAACCAGCCAAACCGTAGGTATCCACCAATAGCAATTTGTTTTTGCTATGGTGACAAAACCAACTACAAGAGGGAGCACCGACATGCTTTTTGATGATTTACCGTTATTCCGTGATTGCGACCCAATTACGAGCAAAAAAGGTGGTAAGGCCGTAGCGCCACGCAGAGCCTCTCAGGCAATGCTTTTGCTGTCTTACTACCAATACAACACATTGACCGATGAACAGGCTGGTATGGCCTCTGGACTGGCTCTGAAGCCACGCTGTTGCTATTGGAAGCGCTGCAGTGAACTAAGGGCACTTGGCTACATACGAGACACAGGCGAAACACGCATCTCAACAGCAGGCTCAGCCATGATGGTCTGCGAAATTACCCATTTGGGCAAGATGGCACTGTTATGAGCACCGATGCTGTTTTCTGGTGGTCTAGCCTTTTTGGCTTTGGCATGGGCATAGGCGTGACCTGCATACTCTTAGCCTGGTGGAACCACCGGTGAGCCAAAAGCCAAAGGTGTACACCTACATACCGTTAGTATCGGCAAACAGGAAATTACTAGTACAGGTGTTTATAGACC